CGGCTGATCTGGGCCGAGGTCTGCGCGAAGCGCGGCGTCGAGACGATCGAGGACATCGGTTACGCCAAAGGCTACATCTTCGCGCTGACGCAATGGCGCGAGGTCCTGGCGGGCCTCGACGCGCTGCGGACCGAGCGCGGGATGCAGGTCGTCCTGATCGCGCACGCGGCGATCGAGAAGTTCGCCAACCCCGAAACCGACACCTACGACCGCTACGTGCCCCGCCTGCAGAAGCAGGCATCGGCGCTGATCCAGGAGTGGTGCGACGAGGTGCTCTTCGCCACCTACCGCGTCCACACGAAGACCCAGAGCGAGGGCTTCGACCGCAAGCGCACGCAGGGTATCGGCACGGGCGAGCGGATCCTCCGCACGACCGAGCGGCCGGCCCACGTCGCCAAGAACCGCCTGAACCTGCCCGACGAGTTGCCGCTGGATTACCGCGTGTTCGCGGCGATGGCGCGCGGCGAGGGCGATCCGACCGTCGTCAACGAGAACGCCAACCAGAACGACACCAACCAGACCACCCAAGAGCAAGGAGCCTGAACCATGGCAGACCTGAACGGATTCGACGCGACCAACGTGGAGCCCAATGCTGGCTTCGATCCCATCCCCGCCGGCAAGTACGTGGCCGCCATCACGGCCAGCGCCATGAAGCCGACCAAGAACGGCAAGGGCGAGTATCTGGAACTCGAGATGGAGGTGCTGGAGGGACCGTTCAAGGGCCGCAAGCTCTGGGACCGGCTGACCCTCAAGCACACCAACACCCAGACGATCGAGATTGCCCGCGGGACGCTCTCGGCGATCTGCCGTGCGGTGAACGTGCTGCGGCCCCGCGACTCGGTCGAGCTGCACAACCTGCCCCTGGTCGTCAGCGTCGCGATCAAGAACCGCGAGGATAACGGCGAGCCGACCAACACCATCAAGGGCTACGCCAAGCGGGACACCGGCGTCGCGCCGCAGCGTCCGATGGCGGCCGCCTCGGGAGGGACGCCGCCGTGGAAGCGCTGAAAGCCGCGGCGGCTGACGAAGGCGCGTTCGTCGTCGAGTTGCCGTACCCGCCCAGCGTGAACCACTACTGGCGTCGCGTCGGCGATCGGACGCTGATCAGCCGCGAGGGACGGAAGTTCCGCAAGCGGGTCTGCGCCCGGCTCGCCAGGCGAACGGCAGAGCCCATGTCGGGACGGGTGGCGGTGCATGTCACCGCCCACCCGCCCGACCGAAGGCGGCGGGACCTGGACAACGCGATGAAGGCCCTGCTCGACGCCCTCGGGCACGGCGGGGTGTACGAAGACGACGGCCAGATCGATCGGATCGAGATCGAGCGCGGGCCGGTCGTGCCCGGGGGCAAGGTGATCGTCCGGATCACGAGCATGGAGGCGACGGACTGATGGGACTCAGGCCATACCAACGCGACGCGGTCGATGCCGTGTGGAACCACATCGCCACCAGCGACACGAACCCAGCCGTCGTGCTCCCGACCGGATCGGGCAAGACCCACGTCATCGCCGAGCTGTGCCGCGACGCGGTGCAGAAGTGGAGCGGGCGGGTGATCGTGGTCGCCCACGTGAAGGAACTGCTCGAGCAGGCGGCTGGCACGCTGCCGGCCGTCGCGCCCGACCTGCCGGTGGGCGTGTTCAGCGCCGGGCTCGGGCGGCGGGATCTCGGGTACGCCGTGACGATCGCGGGCATCCAGTCGGTGTACCAGCGGGCGCACGATCTTGGGCCGCTCGACCTGGTCATCGTGGACGAGGCGCACCTGATCCCGCCGGACGGCGAAGGCATGTACCGCCGCTTCCTGGCAGACGCGCAGGACCTGTGCGACCACCAGCGCGTCATCGGGCTGACGGCGACGCCGTACCGCATGAAGACCGGCACGATCTGCGGCCCCGAGTCGGTGCTGCACGAGGTGTGCTTCGAGGCCGGTGTGCGTGAGCTCATCGTGCAGGGCTACCTGTGCCCGCTCAAGAGCCGGGCCGGGAAGGCGGTCGCTGACACGAGCGACATCCATGTACGGGGCGGGGAGTTCGTCGCAGGCGAGCTCGAGGACCGCATGGACGAGGACGGGCTGGTTGAGGCGGCCTGCGCCGAGGTCGTCGGCGCGACGGCCGACCGTCGCAGCGTGCTGCTGTTCTGCTCGGGCGTTCGGCACGGGGAGCACGTGGTGCGGGTGCTGCGTGAGAAGCACGGCGTTGAGTGCGGGTTCGTCGAGGGCGGGACACCTGCGAGGGAACGCGATGCGCTGATCGCACGCTTCAAGGGTGGCGACCTGAAATACCTGGCGAACGTGAACGTGCTGACGACGGGCTTCGACGCCCCGAATGTCGACTGCGTGGCGATGCTGCGCCCGACGATGAGCCCGGGGCTCTACTACCAGATGGTCGGGCGGGGGTTCCGGCTGGCGGATGGGAAGACCGACTGCCTCGTGCTGGACTTCGGCGGCAACGTGCTCCGGCATGGCCCGGTCGATGCGATCCGGCTGGCCGACACCAAGGACGCCTCGGGCGAAGCCCCCGCCAAGCAGTGCCCCGAGTGCGATGCGTTGATCCACGCGGCGTACGCCGTCTGTCCCGAGTGCGGGCACAAGTTCCCGCCGCGGCAGGTCAAGCACGCGGCGATCGCATCGGACGAAGAGATTGTCACCGGCTCGGAAGGCCCGGCCCGGCGCGACGAGCGCGTCATCGAGGTCGCGTACTACGTCCACCACAAGCGCAACGACCCGCTGGCCAAGCCGACGATGCGCGTCGAGTACCGCATCGGCTTCAACCGCTGGGCCCGCGAGTGGCTGTGCTTTGAGCATCCCGAGGGCGGTTTCGCCCGCCGCAAGGCCGAGCAGTGGTGGCGAAAGCGATCCAATGACCCGCTGCCGTCCTCGGTCGAGGAGGCCGTTGAGTGGGCGAACGCGGGCGCGCTGGCCCGGACCGAGCGCATCACGCTGGAGAAAAAGCCCGGCGACGAATGGGAGCGGATCGTCGGCTACGCGCTCGGCGACAAGCCGCCGCGTCTCGAGGACCCGGACAACCTTCCTGATGTTGGGCCTGAGCACGCCCTCGCGGCGTACGGCTACAGCGACGACGAGGTGCCGTTCTGATGGAGGACGCTCCGCACCCATCCGATTCGCCCCGTCGCAACGGCACGCTTGCTTCGCACGCGACGGCCTGCGTGGCCGCGGGGCTCTGCGCTCTGCCCGCGATCCGCCGCGGCGAGGAGAAGCGCGTCGCCCTGTCCTCGTGGAAGCCGTACCAGACGCGGCTGCCGTCTGGCGACGAACTGGGATCCTGGTTTGGCGGAAGTGGGTTCAACCCCGAATCGTCGCCGAGCGCGATGTGCCTCGTGTGCGGCGCGGTCTCGGGCCACCTGGAGATGATCGATTTCGACAACTGGGACGGCGGCGGCGGCGAGGCCTTCGAGGCCTGGCGTGAGGCGGTCGAAGCGGCAGCGCCGGGGCTGCTGGAGCGGCTGGTCATCGAAACGACGCCGTCGGGCGGCAGGCACGTCGTCTACCGCTGCGAGGCGCCCGTGTCGGGCAACACCAAGCTTGCCCAGCGCCGGATCGATGTCGATAGCGACGAGCCGGTCGTCGTGGGCAGCAAGGAGTATGCACCGAGGCGCGACGCGTCGGGCGCGTGGGTGGTCACGGTGACCATCATCGAGACGCGGGGCGAGGGTGGGCTGTTCCTCTGCGACCCCTCGCCGGGTTACGAGGTCGCCCAGGGCGACCTGTGCGAGCCACCGCTGATCACCGCCGACGAGCGGGACGTGCTGCTCGGCTGCGCGTGGGCGCTGGACGAAACGCCCCAGCCGGTGATGGGCGGTGGTCTCGCACCCTCCAACTCTTCGGCATTCCCGAATAGTTGCCCCTCCCGCCCCGGCGACGACTTCAACGACCGGGGCGACCCGCGCGAGATCCTGCTCCGGCACGGCTGGACGCTGGTGCGTTCCGGTGAGAATGAGCACTGGCGTCGGCCCGGCAAGTCGGCGGGCACGAGCGCGACATTGAAGGACCGGGTCTTCTACGTTTTCAGCACCAACGCCGCGCCGTTCGAGGCGCACAAGGGCTACTCGCCGTTCGCGGTCTACGCCCTGCTCGAGCACCACGGCGACTTCGCGGCCGCGGCGTCGGCGCTGGCTGCCGAGGACTACGGCTCGCGCGAGCACCCGACCGGCGTCGACCTCTCCGCATTCATGACAGACACGCCGCCAGCGACTGGGCCGCTCGAGCCCTGCCCCGTGCCGGTGGGCGAGCTCGTCGCGGCGTACCCGCAACTGCGCGAGCCCGTGATCCACGGTCTGCTCCGCGCCGGCGAGACCATGAACGTCATCGCCAGCCCCAAGACAGGGAAGTCATGGCTCACGCTCGACCTGGCGATCGCGGTCGCCACCGGTCGGCCGTGGCTTGGGCGCTACCAGACCGAGGCCGGGCCGGTCCTGATCATCGACAACGAGCTGCACCGCGAGACCAGCGCCCACCGCCTGCCGAAGGTCGCCCAGGCCCGGGGCGTGGCGATGCGCGAGATCGCCGAGCGGATCTTCGTGGACAACCTGCGCGGGCGGCTCCAGGACATCTTCACGCTCGCGCCGTACTTCGAGGCCCTTGAGCCAGGGCGGTTCAAGGTCATCGTGCTCGACGCGTTCTACCGCTTCATGCCCGCCGGCGGCGACGAGAACGACAACGGCACGATGGCCAACATCTACAACCGCATCGACGCCTTCGCCGACCATCTGGGCTGCTGCTTCGTGCTCATCCACCACTCGACCAAGGGCAGCCAGAGCGGCAAGAGCGTGACCGACGTCGGGGCCGGGGCTGGCGCGCAGAGCCGGGCCACCGACACGCACCTGGTCCTGCGGCCGCACGAGGAGGACGGCGTGGTCGTGCTCGACGCGGCCGTGCGGTCCTGGCCGCCCATCGACCCGACCTGCCTGCGGTGGGACTTTCCGGTGTGGTCGGTGGACGACACGCTCGACCCGGCGTCGCTCAAGAACGAGCGGCCGGGCAAGAAGAAGGACGCCTCGCCCAAGGCCGACAAGCCCGCGGAGCCGTCGTGGGGCGTGGAGCGGTTCGTCGCCCGGTTCATCTCGGCCGAGCCGGTCGGTAAGGCCGAGATCCGCGAGGACGCCAAGGGCGAGCCCGGGCTGTCCTGGCGTCGCGTGGCGGACCTGCTGGACATCGCCGAGAGCCGCGGGCTGATCTACCGCTGGCGGGTTGGCCGGGCTCACAAGGTGCTCTTCGCCACCGTGCCTCAGCCCGCCGCGGGCGAGGAGGCCAAGTCATGAGCACCGTCTTCCGCTCCATCGGATTTCGCTCGCGCGCACATTCGCTCGTGCGCTTCGCCGAAGCGCTCAAGCGAGCCAAAACGTCTTCGGGGGTGGTTTCGCTCGTGCGCGCGCACACCCCCCATACCCCCCGGGGGCGTGCGCTCACGCGACGCCCCGGGTCGCTCGTGCGCGCGCGCTCCAGCGCTCAAGCGAGCGAGCGAAGCCGGACGGGCGTCGTTGGCCCGTGTGGCGGCGAGACGCGGGTGGCCCAACGGGCCAACCCGGTCGACAGGACGCGACACGGCGGAACGTGGGCCGGCTGGTTGGGCCGTGGGCGGGAGAGCGCGGGCCGGGACGGGCGGCGTAGGTACTTCCCAGGGGGGATGGCCAGCCGACGCCCGCGGGAACAGCCGCAATCCCCGACAGAGTTTGTTTCGCCTGTCCGGTCCGCCCCGCAAGCCCTCGTCTGTCCTCCCCCGGGTCGCCCCACGTTGGCCCGTGTCGCGCCCGGCGGCGGTCTCCCAATCCAACCCCCGATCCCGCCAACCGGCCCGGCACGGGCGAACGTCGCCCGCCGGTCCGCCGGCCTGTTGACCCCGATCCCCAACCCCGAAGCACGGAGGCTCCTGCCATGAAGATCGAACTGCGTCCCCTCGCCGACATCATCCCGTACGAGAACAACCCCCGGATCAACGACGGCGCGGTCGATGCTGTTGCCGCGTCGCTGCGCGAGTTCGGATTCCGCCAGCCGATCGTGGTGGACACCGAGAGCGTCATCGTCTGCGGCCACACCCGCTACAAGGCGGCGCTCAAGCTCGGGCTGGAGAAGGCCCCGGTACATGTCGCCAAGGACCTGAGCCCAGCGCAGATCAAGGCGTACCGCATCGCCGACAACAAGAGCGGCGAGCTGGCCGAGTGGAACTTCGACCTGCTGCCCATCGAGCTCGGCGAGCTGCAGGCGATGGATTTCGACCTGGCATCGCTAGGTTTTGACGAGAAGGAACTGACCAAGCTGCTCAACGCCGGCGGGAACGCGGGGCTGACCGACCCCGACGAGGTGCCATCGCCCCCCGATGAGGCGACTACGCGACCGGGCGACCTGTGGATCCTCGGCAAGCACCGGCTGCTGTGCGGCGATAGCAGCAGCGCCACAGATCTTGACCGCCTGCTCGACGGCGAGGTGATCCACCTGGTCAACACCGACCCGCCGTACAACGTGCGCCTGATGTATCGCACCGCTGCCTGAGATCATGCAGATGTGCGAGACACCTTGCGTGGCAATGTTCACTCACGAACCGTGGCCGTTTGGCCGGCCACCGTACCTAGGAAGTAAGTCGGCGGAGTTGTGTGACTCCGCTGGCGAAACAGCTCTTCCGACAACGTGGGACACAGGCGAGGCTTCATAGCCGTTGCAGTCCTGCCAGGTAGAGCTTCCGCATGACTACGTTCAGGAACCGACCAATGCCATCGGGAAAGTGGGCCCCCATTCCTGACAACACTGAAGCCGCCCGGGAGTACCCCGCCCGGGATAGGGAATGGCCCAAGCGGGCGCGCGTTATCGTTGTAGGCGCGCGCTCCGGCGAATCGCTTCGGCGATTCCGAGGCCGGCGGAGCAGCCAATCATCCGCCGGTGCTTGGGGGAGCAGCAGAGAGCTGTTTGGCACCGAAAGGTCGGAGTCTAACCGGAAGCGTTTGAGTGTCCGCAAGGGAACCAGGGAAGCCCAGCCGAGTATGGCAGTCGCACGGATAGATCGCCTTCGGGCGATTGAATCCCTGCCGATGAGGCGGTTGGGTGGCGGAGCCTCCGTAGTAGTCCGAGGACGGGAAAGCCGTCCACATGGCGAAGGGAGGCAGGATGTTTCGTTCTGGATGACCGAAGCGTTCATCAATCGGGAGGGTTCCCGATGAACGTGAACGAAGTCCAGAGAAGGTTGTGGGAGCAATCCGGCGCGCACAAGCGGCACCGGGAGTCAGGCACACCTTTGTTCCCGACGAACCCGCATGACGGGCGAGTCCGGAACCTGATGGACCTGATGCACCACCCGCACTGGTTGCGGGAAGCCGCGGACCGTGTGCTCCGTCGCTCTCACGGCAAAGCGCCGGGCGTCGATGGCGTGACGACCCGCCAGTTCCGCAAGGGACTGGAGGGGAAGCTCGAACATCTGCGCCTGGAGTTGAAGCGTGGAACGTATCAACCTCAGCCCGTGCGGCGGGTGATGATCCCCAAGGCCAACGGCAAGATGCGCGGCTTGGGCATTCCCTGTCTGCGGGACAAGATCGTTCAGGAAGCCATCCGCATGGCGCTTGAGCCGATCTTCGAGGTCGAGTTCCACGAGCACTCGTACGGGTTCCGGCCCAATCGCAGCACGCACCATGCCGTCTACCGATGTCAGCACCTCATGAAGCACGGCTTCAGGTGGGTGATCGAGGGAGACGTCAAGGCGTGCTTCGATGAGATCCCGCACAAGGCCATTCTGAAGGTCGTGCGGGAGAAGGTCATGGACAACACGTTCCTCGATCTGATTCGTCGGTTCCTCAAGGCCGGCGTCGAAGTCGAGGGCGTTGTCCAGCCGACCGAGAAGGGCGTTCCCCAGGGAGGCGTGATCTCGCCGCTGCTGTCCAACGCGGTCCTGAACAAGCTGGACTGGTTCCTGCATGGGAAGGGCACGCAAGGGCAGGCCATGATGCGAGCAGCGCATCATCGCGAGCCGAACGTGCGATTCGTTCGGTACGCCGATGACTGGTGCGTCTTCATCACGCGGGCGTCGAAGCGGTACGCCGAGACGTTGCGTGACTCCATCCGATCGTTCCTGCGCCGCGAATGCGGGTTGGAACTGTCGGTGGAAAAGACGCACATCACGCACGTCCACGATGGGTTCGACTTCCTCGGCTTCCACTTGAGCCACACCGTGGGTCAGGGCGGCAAGCGGGTCCCGAAGATCAAGGTTGGTCTGAAGGCCCGTCGGAACGTGAAGGAACGACTCAACGATGCCATGCGGCGCCGTCCCCACCAGGAATCGGTGGCTCTTCGGCTGAAACGTGGTTCGGCTGTCGTGCGTGGGTGGTCGGAATACTTCCGCATCGCTCACAACTTCACGGACCTTGCCGGAACGTTGGATCACGAGGCGCTCTGGATCGGGCTGAAGGCCATCTGCCGGAAGCTCGACATCCCCACGGGCGCGGCGATGAAACGGTTCTACCGGGACGGCACGCTCCAGGTTGATGACCTGTGCCGACTCGAAACGTTCAGCGGCATCTCGATGAAGCTGGACTATCGGGGGCCGGAGCCGTACACGCCGGGCACCGGCGGACAGAACGTCTACGAGACCGACGACGATATGGAATGGGCGCTGGCGCGCTTCAATGAGCGGCAGCGTCTGGGCAACATGGATGTGAAATACCGCACCCTGCAACGCGACGACTACCGTTGCCGCAACTGCGGGAAAGAGGTCACGGATGCGACCTCTCAGGCGGACCATATCGTTCCCGTCAAGCGCTTTGCGAGCTTCGCACTGGCCAGCACCGACGACAACCTCCAGACCTTGTGCCTGGACTGCCATCGGGAGAAGCACAGTGCGTAGCGCGACCAAGACTCGTCTGGAGAGCCGGATGCGCGGAAACGTGCACGTCCGGTTCGGGGTTGGGGTCGGGGTGCAATCCCCCGGCCTACACCACGTCAAGGTCGAGCCGCGGAGCAACAACGCGATCGCGGCGGGCAACTCATCGTTCAAGGCGTCGGGGAAGGCGCAGTCGCACCACCAGAAGCTCGATCTCGCGCGCCACCCCGGCAAGGCCAAAGGCACGCACAAGCAGATGCGGGCCAAGGACCGGCCGCTGGAGAACGACTTCGTCACGAGCGAGGCGTTCGACGAGTTGCTGCTGGCGTGGTTCGGGAACGCGGCGCGCGTGCTCAAGCCGGGCGGGTCGTTCTACATCTGGGGCGGCTACGCGAACCTCGGCAACTACCCCGGCCCGCTCAAGGCGTGCGGGCTGTATTTCAGCCAGGGCATCGTGTGGGATAAGCAGCACCCGGTGCTCACGCGCAAGGACTTCATGGGGGCGTTCGAGATCTGCTTCTACGGCTGGAAGGAGGGCGCGGGCCACCACTTCTACGGCCCGAACAACGCGACCGACCTCTGGCACGTCAAGAAGGTCAACCCGCAGGCGATGGTCCACCTCACCGAGAAGCCGGTCGAGCTGGCGCGGCTGGCGATCGAGTACTCATCGCGCCCGGGCCAGCGCGTCCTCGACCTCTTCGGTGGGTCGGGTTCGACGCTCATCGCCTGCGAGCAGACAGGCCGGCGGGGGTGCCTCATGGAGATCGACCCGGCCTACTGCGACGTGATCGTCGAGCGATGGGAGAAGTTCACTGGGAAAAAGGCGGAGCGGATCGCGTCAAACGCTGACGCCGAAGAAACACCCGCGACGGCTGTCGCGGGTGAGGGGGAAGCGGCGTGAACTGCTCAGGCGCTGCCCGGCGCTCCCTCCCGCAGGGCGTGCCACTCGATGAGGGCGTCCTCGTAGACGAAGTCGCTCGCGGCGCGGTGGCGGCGCTCACGCCCCGGGACGATGCAGCCCCGCTCCTTGAGGAACGCCATCGCGGTCATCACCTGGGTGTGCGGGGCATTGATCCGGTCACGGATCATCTCGCCGGTGAAGGTGGCCGCGCCGAGCTGCTCGATGGCCCAGGCGGCGTCCTTGTAGACCTGCTCGGTGCAGGTGTGCTCGTAGGGCGTCCCGCGCCGGGGGACGACGCGCCGGATCAACGAGCCGTCCTCGATGGTGAAGGTCTCGTCGGGCATGGCTCAGGCGTCCTTCCCGGCGCCCCCGGACACGAACTGCCCGCGGCCGACCTTGCGGAAGCGGGCGTCCTTGCCCTTGGCGGCGATCTCGCGCGTCATCGCGGCGTAGAGCGTCGCGTGGGGCGTCTTGCCCGCGCTGGGCTTCCAGAGGCCGCGCTCGATGACCGCCTCGACGATCTGCTTCGCCTGCATCGGGGCCTTCGCGTCAGAGAGCACGGTCGCGGCCGCATCGAGCAGACTCATGCGCTTGGGCTTGTCGGCGAGGTTGCGGTGGATGCGCATCGCGCGTCCGCCCGCCGAGTCCGGCACGCGCTCACGCCGCGAGCGCCGCTTGGCCTGCTTGGCATCGCCCTTGGCCGGGGCGTTCTTCTTCGGCACGTACTTCATCGGGTCGGGCTCGTGGACGATCGCAGCGTCCGAATGGGCCTTGAGCGCGGCGCGCTCGGCTTGGCTCCGCGCCATGTAGCGCTTGGCGTTGACGCTGTCGCCGAGACGCCAGTGGTACGCGCTGCCAGGCGCTGCGCGGAAGATAGTGATCGTCGGCGCATCGGTCTTGGCGCCGGTCTTCTTCGTCGAGGCCTTCTTCGGCGCGGTCTTCTTGGTCGTCTTCTTCCGGGTGGTCTTCTTCGCCATGTCGTTGCTCCTTCCAGAAGCGGTGTGGATGAACGCGCCCGCGACGCGCGGACGCGGGTGAAACGATCAGCAGCCCGCGACGCGCTCGATCTCGCGCTGGATGTCGTGGACCATCGAGTTGGTGGCATTCGGCAGCTCGTTGCGCATGCCGCAGAGGACCTTCGCGGCGTTCCATGCGACGTCCCAGCGCTCGCGGTCGTCCGCGGCGCTGGAGACGAACCGCTCAACGTCGTTGGCGATCACGAGCGCGCCGCCATCGACGCGAATGATCTCGACGTCGCCCTCGACCCCTTCGATCACGATCTGTTTGATGAACATGCGTGTGTCTCCTGCGCGCCGAGGCGGCTGTTCTTCCGGGGGGCCCGGCGCTGGACACACAAGGGCAAGAGCCGGGCGAGACATCAAGGCGAATCCGCCCGCCCTTCGGAGAATCTCCGCCGAAGTGGGCGACATGTGGGCAAAGCTGCGGCCCGGGCGCGGAGGGCGGCGTGAACACGGGCGGACCTGTCAAACAGGGGCGGCTGAACCCCGCGGCCCTGCCGGTGGCGGACGCGGCCCGCGTGCTCTCGCGCGCAGGTGGTTTTCCCGTCACCGAGGAGATGCTCCGCGCGGACATCGAGGCGGGTGCGCCGACGAACGCGGACGGGACGGTCAACCTCGTGCACTACGCGGCGTGGTTGGTGCGCGAGATGGCGTCGGACAGGACGGGAGGAACGGGTGGCGATTGATCCCCGCCAACTCCGGCCCGGCGAGCTGTGCCGACTGCTCAACTCGACCCCGCTGGGCGAGGTGATCAACGAGCGGCAACTGCACCGGCATCGCACGCGCGCTGGGTTCCGCATCTCGCCGCCGGACGATCCGAACCGCGTCGATCTGTTCCGCTACACGGCGTGGCTGGCGACGACGCGGCACGAAGCGCTCCAGCGCGCCGAGGAGCAGGGAGATGGCGCCGGCGGCTACGACGCCTACCGCGACCGCAAGGCGCGCGAGGCGCGGGCGCTGTCGCTCTCGGGTCGCGACATCGGCCCGCTGCCGGACGTAGTCGACTCCGATCGCAAGGCGTCGTGCGCGCGCGACTTCCGCTCCTTCTGCGAACGGTACTTCCCGTCGACCTTCCATCTGGCGTGGTCCGAAGATCACCTGAAGGTGATCGCCAAGATCGAGCGGGCGGTGCTCGAGGGCGGGCTCTTCGCGATGGCGATGCCGCGTGGGAGCGGGAAGACCTCGCTGTGCGAGACGGCGTGTCTCTGGGCCATGCTCTACGGCCACCGCGAGTTCGTCGCGCTCATCGGATCCGACGAGGACCACGCGGCACAGATGCTGGACTCGATCAAGGCGGAGCTGGAGAACAGCGATGTCCTCGCGGAGGACTTCCCCGAGGTATGCCACCCGATCCGCTCGCTCGAGGGCATCCACCAGCGGGCGGCGGGCCAACTGCTCGACGGCACGCCGACGCTCATCGGCTGGACGGCGAAGGAGATCGTGCTGCCGACGTGCGCGGGATCGGAGGCGTCCGGCGCCATCATCCGGGTCGCGGGGATCACAGGCCGCATCCGCGGCATGAAGCACAAGCGGGCGGACGGGTCGAGCGTGCGGCCGTCGCTGGTGCTGATCGATGACCCGCAGACGGACGAGTCGGCGCGCTCGCCCTCGCAGTGCGCCAACCGAGAGCGCGTCCTCGCCGGGGCCATCCTCGGGCTGTCGGGGCCGGGGCAGAAGATCGCGGGGCTGATGACGGTCACCGTCGTGCGCCCCGACGACCTGGCCGACCGCCTCCTCGACCGCGACAAGCACCCGGCGTGGCAGGGCGAGCGGACGAAGATGGTGTACTCGTTCCCGACCGACGAGGCGCTGTGGTCGAAGTACGCCGAGCTGCGCGCGGAGGGCCTGCGCGCTGATCGTGGGATCAGGGACGCCACGGCGTTCTACAAGAAGAACCGCAAGGCGATGGACGAGGGTGCGGCGGTCGCGTGGGCGTCGCGGTTCAATCACGACGAGCTCTCGGCGATCCAGCACGCGATGAACCTGCGGCTCCAGGACGAGCACGCCTTCTTCGCCGAGTACCAGAACGAGCCGCTGCCCGAGGAGAAGGCCGAGGACGACCTGCTCAGCGCCGAACAGATCGCCGCGAAGGTGAGCGGGCACGCGCGGGGGGAGGTCCCGATCGGCTGCACGCGGCTGACGATGTTCATCGACGTGCAGGGCAAGGCGCTCTTCTGGCTGGTGGCCGCGTGGGAGGACGACTTCACGGGGTATGTCGTCGACTACGGCGTCGAGCCGGACCAGAAGGCGGCCCCCGGAACCTACTTCACTCTGCGCGAGATCAAGCGGACGCTCGCGCACGCGGCGCCCCGCGCCGGGCAGGAGGGCGCGATCTACGCGGGGCTCGAGCGGCTGGCCGAGACCCACCTGGCCCGCGAGTGGCGGCGCGACGACGGAGCGATGGTGCGAATCGACCGCTGCCTCATCGACGCCAACTGGGGCGCGAGCACGGACGTGGTGTACCAGTTCTGCCGCCAGTCATCGCATGCTGGATCGCTTATGCCCAGCCACGGGCGGTATGTCGGGGCATCGAGCATCCCCTTCAGCGATTACAAGCGCAAGCGCGGCGAGCGCATCGGCCTCAACTGGCGCATCCCCGTCGTCGCGGGCAAGCGGGCGGTTCGGCACGTCGTGTTCGACACGAACTACTGGAAGAGCTTCGTCCACGCCCGCTTGGCCGTCCCGATGGGCGACCCCGGGTGCCTGTCGCTGTTCGGCCGCAAGCCGGATCGGCACCGCCTCATCGCCGAGCACCTGACGAGCGAGTACCGGGTGAAGACGGAAGGGCGCGGGCGGACGGTGGACGAGTGGAAGCTGCGGGTCGACGGGCTGGACAACCACTGGCTCGACTGCCTCGTCGGGGCGGCGGTCGCGGCGTCGATGGAGGGAGCGGTGCTCTTCGGGACGGATGTGAAGGCACCGCCTCGGCGGCGGGTGCGGCTGTCGGAGATGCGGAAGGGCCGGTCCACATCCCCTTCGACTGGATAGAAACCGCTATACTTGTCGATAACCCATGCGGTATTTATCCATGAGGCGCCATGAGCAAGGTCCCGGAAAAGACGGTCGAGCGAGCCCGAAGCGTGTTCCAACGCCACGGGGGCGTCATGCGGACGCGGGAAGCCCTCGCCCGGGGCATCCACCCCCGGACACTCTACGCCATGCGCGATCAGGGGCTGCTCGAACGCGTCTCCCGGGGCGTCTATCGGCTGGCCGACGAGGAGCCGCTCGCCGATCCTGACCTCTTCGCCGTCGCCGCCCGGGCGCCGGAGGGGGTCGTGTGCCTGATCTCGGCGCTCGCTCTGCACGGCATCACCACCCAGATCCCGCACGCGGTGGACATCGCGCTGCCGCCGGGAAAGTGGGCGCCGGTGATCGACCATCCCCCGATCAGGGTCTACCGCTTCAGCGGCGACGCCCTCACCGAGGGCGTCCAGGAGCATGAGCGGGACGGCGTGACGATTCGCGTTTACAGCCCCGAGAAGACGCTGGCGGACTGCTTCAAGTTCCGCAACAAGATCGGCCTCGACGTCGCCGTCGAGGCCCTGCGGATGTACCGGCGAGAGCGTCGGACGGACATTCAGGCCATCATGCGGTACGCGGAGATCGATCGGGTGAGCAAGGTCATGCGTCCGTACCTCGAGGCCGTGCTGTGACACGCGAGCCGAAGAACATGGCGGCGTCGGTCCACCAGCGGCTCAAGAACGCGGCCGCGGCCTCCGGGCAGCGATTCAATGACCTGCTCCAGCACTACGCGCTCGAGCGGTTCCTTTACCGGCTGTCGGTCTCGCCACACGCGGACGCCTTCGTGCTGAAGGGCGCGCTGCTGCTACGCGTGTGGCGAATCTCGGCGATCCGCCCGACGCGCGACATCGATCTCCTCGGCCGCACAGCCAACGACGTGGAAGCGATCGCCAGGACGGTGCGCGAGGTCTGCGAGGTCGCCGTTGATGACGACGGGCTCGTCTTCGACGCCTCCACCGTCCGCGGGGAGCGCATCGCGGACGACGCGGAGTACGAGGGCGTGCGCGTCACGTTCGACGCTCATCTCGGCAACGCCCGGCTGCGGATGCAGGTCGATGTCGGCTTCGGCGATCCCATCACGCCCGCGCCCGAGGAGATCGAGTACCCGTCCGTGCTCGGCATGCCTATGCCCCGTCTCCGCGGTTACCCGCCCGAGACCACGATTGCGGAGAAGCTCCACGTCATGCTCCATCGCGGCCTTCTCAACAGCCGCATGAAAGACTACTTCGACATCTGGTCCCTCTCGCGGTCGCGACCATTCAAGGGTCCGATGCTCTGCGAAGCCATCATCGCCACCTGCCGTCAGCGGAATACCACCATCGTGCCCGACCCGGTTGCGCTGAGCGATCAGGCGCTCGCCGATCCGCAGAACGCCGCCCAATGGAGCGCGTTCGTTCGCCGGCTCGGCAAGACGGATGCGCCGGTGACGTTCGCGGAGGTCGGCGCCGCTGTCGCGGACTTTCTCGGCCCGCCGATCCGGGCGATCGCGCGCCAGGAGGCGTTCGACTCGACCTGGGAGCCGCCCGGACCGTGGCGCTCGACGGCGCCCTGACGCCGCTGGAATTTCAACCACCTCGCGCCGTCCCCCGCGTTGACGCTCCCTGATCGAGCGCGCTCGCGCTCGAAATGGGAAGACGCGTGCGACAGTTCGTCCCCATCGGGGGATGTGTAAGGGCGATGGGAGAGCCCTCACCGACCAATCTCGACCAGTCCATCGCCGAGAACGCCGCGGGGCCGAAGCGCGCCCAGGGCGACTCGGGGTCCGTCGAGCAGCACCCGCTCAAAGACCAGATGGAGGCCGACCGCTACCTCGCCTCCAAGGAGGCGGCGAAGCGCGCCGACCGAGGCATTCGGATGAGCCGCATCGCGCCGCCGGGGGCGGGGGAGATGGCCTGATGGGGTTCTTCTTCCCGCGCAGCAACACGAGCGAGCCACGCCGGATCGCCGCGGCCAAGGGCGGGCTGATCCGCAGGATGGTCCCGGCGGTGCGGGCCCGGTTCGACGCCGCCACAACCAACGACGCCAACCGGCGGCACTGGTCGATGGCTGACTCGCTGTCCGCCGACGCGGCCGCGTCGCCCGAAGTCCGGCGCATTCTGCGCGCACGAGCACGGTACGAGGTCGCCAACAACGCCTACGCCCGCGGCATCGTGCTCACCCTCGCCAACGACGTCATCGGCACGGGGCCTCGGCTCCAGATGCTGACCGACGACGCGGAGGCGAACGCCGTCATCGAGGAGGTCTTCGCACGGTGGTGCAAGGCGATCAGTCTGCCTGAGAAGCTGCGCACGGTGCGGATGGGCCGCGCCGAGAGCGGCGAGGTCTTCGGCGTTCTGGCGAGCAACCCCCGGCTCGACGCTCCGGTGTCGCTCGACCTGCGCCTTGTCGAGGCGGACCAGGTCGCGACGCCGACGATCGATCTGCTCAGCGACGACGCTGTGGACGGGATCGTCTTCGACTCCTTCGGCAACCCGGTCGAATACCACGTCCTGAAGGTCCATCCCGGCGACACGAGCGCCGGCGCGCGTTTCGCGTTCGGCGGCGACTTCGACCGTGTGCCGGCGGATTCTGTTGTGCACTACTTCCGCGCCGATCGGCCCGGGCAGAGCCGCGGCATCCCCGACATCACGCCCGCTCTACCATTGTTCGCGCAGCTGCGTCGCTACACGCTCGCGGTGCTGGGGGCTGCCGAGACGGCCGCGGACTTCGCGGGCATCCTCTACACCGACGCGCCCGCGAGCGGCGAGGCCGAGGCCGTCGAGCCGATGGACGCCATCGAACTTGAGGCGCGGGCGCTGCTGACGATGCCCGGCGGCTGGCGGATGGAGCAGATGCGGGCCGAGCAGCCCAGCACCACCTACGCCGAGTTCAAGCGGGAGATCCTCAACGAGATCGCCCGCTGCCTGAACATGCCGTTCAATGTCGCGGCGGGGAACTCCTCCGGCTACAACTTCGCGTCCGGCAAGCTCGACCACCAGGTCTACTTCAAGTCGATCCGCGTCGAGCAGGAGCACCTCGGGCGCATCGTGCTCGACCGGCTGCTGGCGGCGTTCCTGCGTGAGGCGGTGCTGATCTCCAATCTGCTGCCGCTGCGCGTGCGCACGCTTGTCGCGTCGGGCGACCTCCCGGCCCACCAGTGGTTTTGGGACGGCCAGAGCGAGGTCGATCCGCTCAAGGAGGCGAGCGCACAGGCGACACGTCTCACGAGTCACACAACCACGCTGGCATACGAGTACGCCCGGCAGGGGCGCGACTGGGAGGCCGAGCTGCGCCAGCGCGCCAAGGAACGGACGCTGATGGCGGAACTCGGCCTGACGGTCGAGGAAGCGGTTCCGGGTCCGGGGGCACTCAATCGAACTGGAGGCAGGGATGCCGAAGACGGCGAAGAGTGATCCCGCGCGCTCGCTGCGGCTGTGCGCACCAGTCGGCGAGCTCGTCGCGGCGCAGGGGGACGACGCTAAGGACGGCGCGCCCTCGCCGCGACGCCCCCGGAACTTCGGCATGGTCGCCTACACCGGCGGGGCGATGCGCCTCGGCGGCTGGCCGCACCCGGTGGTCGTGGACCTCGCAGGCATGCAGGTCAGCGCCAAGAGCCGGCCGATCCTCAAGGACCACAACCCCTCGCTCATCGTCGGTCACACCGAGTCGGTGCGCGTCGAGGGATCGCAGCTGCTCGTCTCGGGCGTCGTCAGCGGCGCCGGGGCGGTGGCGAGCGAGATCGTCGAGAGCAGCGTCGCGGGCTTCCCGTGGCAGGCCTCGCTCGGCGCGAGCGCCGAGCAGATCGAGACCGTCCCCAAGGGACGCAGCGCGCAGGCGAACGGGCGCACGTTCGACGGCCCCGTCCAGGTGGTCCGGCGCTCCCGTCTCGGCGAGGTGTCCTTCGTGGCGCTCGGCGCCGACGACGACACGAGCGCGAAGGTGGCGGCACGCAACAACAAGGAGAACGAAGAGATGGACTTCCAGGCGTGGCTGACGGAGAAGGGCTTCGACGACGCGGAGGCGCTCAGCGACGCCCAGCGGACGAGCCTCAAGGCGATGTACGACGCGGAGCAGAAGCAGGCTTCTGCGACAGCGACCGCGACGGCGGATGACGATGGGGGCGGCGAGGATGATGGAGATGCGCCGGCCGTCGCCGGACGCATCAATGCCAACGGCGTCGTCTCCGACCTGCGCGCCGAGGCCGCGGCCGAGACGAAGCGCATCGCCGAGATTCGACGCCTGTGCGCTTCCGGGGGCGGCAAGCACGCCGAGGTCGAGGCCAAGGCCATCGGCGAGGGCTGGGACGTGGCCCGCACCGAGCTGGAGATCCTCCGCGCCGACCGGCCGCAGGTCAGCGCCGTTCGGACCGGCGGTGATGCGACGAGCGCGAAAGCCCTCGAGGCGGCGCTGTGCCTCTCGGCGGGGCTGCCCGAGAAGACAGTCGGAGAGCAGTTCGACGAGCGCACGATGAACGCGGCCCTGTCGCGCGACCTCGCGGGGGCGGGCATCCACACGCTGCTCTACGAGGTCATCCGGGCCTCGGGTGGGTACGCGCGGCCCGGTCGCGTGGACAACGAGACCATCCGCGCCGCGTTCGCCGCCGACAAGCGCCTCGTCGAAGCATCCGGGGGCGCGGGCTTCAGCACGATCTCGCTGACCGGCATCCTCTCCAACGTCGCCAACAAAACGATGCTGGCGGCGTACCAGGCCGTGCCCAGCGTGGCGTCGATGATCGCCGCGGAGACGGACGTGAACGACTTCAAGGAGGTCACCCGCTACCGCCTCACGGGCGTGGGCGTCTTCGAGAAGGTCGGCCCCGACGGCGAGCTCAAGAGCGCCGAACTCTCCGAGGAGTCCTTCTCCAGCAAGGTCGAGACGTACGGCCGCATGATCACGCTCACGCGGCAGATGCTGATCAACGACGACCTCGGGGCGTTCCTCCAGATCCCCCGGATCATCGGCCGCATGAGCGCGCTCAAGCGCGAGGAGGCGCTCTTCGAGCTGCTGCTGAGCAACCCCGGCTCCTTCTTCAGCGCCGGCAACAGCAACTTCCTCTCCGGCGCGAGCACCGCGCTCTCGATCGACGCGCTCACGCAGGCCGAGCAGGCGTTCCTCGACCAGACGGACTCGGAGGGCAAGCCGATCCTGCTCTCGGCCAGCGTGCTGCTCGTGCCCACCTCGCTCAAGGTGCGTGCGCAGCAACTGATGACCGAGACGCGCGTCAACGAGCTGCCCACCAGCGCCAAGCCCGCCAACAACCCGCACGCGGGCAAGTTCACGCCGGTGGCGACGCCCTATCTCAACGCGCAGGGGATCGCGGGCTCGAGCGCCCTGGCGTGGTACCTCTTCGCCAACCCGCAGGACGTGGCGGCGATCGAGATCGCGTACCTCCGCGGCCGGCGCGTGCCCACCATCGAGAGCGGGGACACCAACTTCAACACGCTCGGCGTCCAGTGGCGCGGCTTCTTCGACTTCGGCGTGTCGATGCAGGACACCCGAGCGGCCGTCAAGGCCAAGGGCGAGGCGTGATGACCCCCCACCGCCGGGAGGCACCCACCTATGGTGAACGTCACGCCTTGGCTCCAGTTCCAGAGCGCGACCGAGGAGCAGGCCGTCTTCGGCGGTGCGCCGTGGTCGAACGAGCTCAGCGCGCTGGCGCCGGGCGGCGGGCAGGCGTCCAGCGGCCCCATCGGGCCGCTCGGCCCCTTCTTCCAGACGAACCTGCTGCGCGTCAGCAACCCCAACCTCGCCGGGCAGCTCCCGCCGCAGTTCCGGCTGCTGGGCGTCGAGATGGAGCTGCGCGGGCGATGGGAGGGCGCGACGGACGGCATCCGCTCGGTCCCCGTCGAGGCGGTGGTCGGCTCGACCGTGCGCAAGAGCCTCGGCTCATGCACGTTCCAGGTCAGCCCCGCGGTGAAGACCTGCCTCAAGGGCGGGCCGGACGATCGGATGAACCTCTCGCCCGCGGACATCACGAGCACGGGCTTCGGTTTCCAGTTCTCGGGGCAGACGAGCAGCTTCAACATCCAGGGCAACACGCTCTTCATCGACAGCCTTCGCGTTCGCATCTACTGGGGCGAGCCGATTACGCCGTTCCGACTGCGGACGCGACGACGGGCCGTCTTCACACGAGAGGCGCTCGCATGAGGGAGGCGGCGTAGATGGCGCGGCGCAACAACCGCATCGCGATCCCTGCCGGCCCGTCGTGGATGGACGTCTTCCGCTCGGAGGACGCCGGCGGACCGGACGGCCCGGGCGCGCGCGAGCTGCTCCTGTCCTGCTCGCCGGACTCGGCTGGCGCGCTGGAGTACCGCATCGAGGCGCCGGCTGACCCGTCGGGCCAGCAGGCGCGCCTCGAGCCGGGCGAGGCGGCGCGCCTCACGGGGCACAACCAGTTCATCCGCCACGTCGTCATGCGCGGCGTCGGCGGCACCGCCACGGGCGGCGTGGAAGAGACACGCTTCTAGAAGGAGAACACACGATGGCGACGGCGACATTCAGGCATCAGGGCGCGGCGATCGATCACACGCCCGGCGCAGACGTGGCGGCGGGCGACGTGGTCGTCCAGGGCGAGCTCATCGGTGTGGCGAAGCTCGACATCAAGGCGGGTCGCCTCGGCGCGCTGGCCGTCGAGGGCGTTTTCGACTTCCCGAAGGGCGTCGGCCCGAGCAGCGCGCTGCCTGCGGGCGCGGACGTCTACTGGGACGCTGGCGCCCAGCAGGCGACGGACGACCCCTCCGGGGGCGCGAACAAGCGGATCGGCCGTGCGGTGCAGGACGCGGCGGACGACGACGCGATCGTGCGCGTCCGGCTCAGCCAGTGAGGGAGGGCACGTGGCGGACCTGCTCCAGCAAGGCTCGGCGTTCCTCGAGGACCAGCGTCACAAGCACATGACGCGGCCGGTGACGTACCTGCGCGGCGGCGACAGCGCCGAACTCCAGGCCACGGTCGGACGCACGGTCTTCGAGCAGGCCGACCAGTTCGGCGTGGTCCATCGCACGGAGACCCGCGACTACCTCGTCCGAGCGCAGGACCTCGTCCTGGGCGGTGAGGAGACGACGCCCAAAGCCGGCGACCGCGTCCGCGAGCCCAGCGGCGCGGCGGCGCTGCTCTACGAGGTCATGTCCATCGGGAATGAACCGCCGTTCCGCTTCAGCGATCCCGAACGCCGCACGCTGCGCATCCACACCAAGTTCATCGGTCTGGAGGTGACGCCGTGAGCCCCGGGGACATCATCGCCATCATCTCGGTCTCGCTGGCGGGCTTCGTCGCCATGATCGGACTGCTCGGGTGGATCGTGCGCATCCTCATGGCCATCCAGACGGAGCTGGCCCGGCTGGCTTCCGAGGTCGGGCACCTGGGCGGACGCATCGACCGCGTCGAGCGGCGCGTCTTCGACGAGCCCGAGGCCCCGGCCGGGAGGGGGCGCCCATGAGCGCTGTCATCACCCTCGCCGACGCCATCGCTGCGTCGATCAACGGCCAGACGTTCGACCCGCCGGTGACGGCGGAGCGCTCGCATCTGCCGATCTTCGATCTCGGGCAGGTCGGCGACGCGATCAAGGTGAGCGTCGTGCCGCGGAGCCTGACGGTCGCCAACGCCTCGCGGGCGCTGAATTTCTTCGACGCCTCCATCGACGTCGGTGTGCAGAAGCGCGTCGATCCGAACGCCCCGGCGCAGATCGACGCCCTGCTCGAACTCGTTGAGCAGATCGGCGACCACCTTCGGCTGAAGCGCCTCGACACGCTGCCCGAGGCGCAGTGGCTCACGTCCGAGCACGACCCGGTCCTCGCCGCCGAGCACCTCGAGCGGCTGAGCGTCTTCACCTCCGTTCTCACCCTCACGTACCGCCTGACGCGGTAGGGAGACAGACCTCATGGCCATCCAGGGCATGTTCGCGGTTCTGATGTTCAAGACAGGCGGGGTCGGGGGCGCCGGCTCGTGGACCGAGCTGACCAACGTGCGCGACCTCACGCTCACCGTCGAGGCGGGCGAGGCGGACATCACCACCCGCGCCAACTCCGGCTGGCGGGCGACGCTCGCCACGCTCAAGGAGGGCACGCTCGAGTTCGAGATGGTCTGGGAGCCCGGCGATGCTGGCTTCGAGGCGATCAAAGACGCGTTCCTCAACGGAACCATCATCGGCCTGGCGGCGCTCGACTCGGCCGGCGCGTCGGGCGAGGGGCTGGTCGCGGACTTCTCGATCACGAACTTCAGCCGCGCCGAGCCGCTGGAGGAGGCCATCACCGTCAGCGTGACGGCCAAGGTCGCCGTCTTCAGCGAGTGGACCACCTCGGGAGTGTCGTGATGAAGCAGTTCACCGACAACGCGGGCAGGCAATGGACGGTCGAGATCAACGTCGCGGCGCTGAAGCGCATCAAGGGGCTGGCGGGCGTGGATCTGCTCGAGGTGCTCGACGGGACGCTCATCGAGCGGCTCATCCGCGATCCCGTGCTGCTGTGCGACGTGCTCTACGCCGCGTGCAAGCCCGAGGCGGACCAGCGCGGCGTCACCGATGAGGAGTTCGGGCGGGCGATGGCGGGCGACGCGATCGAGCACGCCACCGAGGCGCTGCTCGACGAGATCGTGTCTTTCTGCCCGAGCCCGAGGGACCGGGCCGCCCTCGGGCGCGTGCTCGCGGCGACGCGGACCGCGATGGACAAGGCCCGGGATCTGGTCGAGGCGCGTCTCGACGGGGGCGAGCTGGAGAAGGCGATCGACGAGGCGCTGGCAGCCGCGCAACTTCCGGGGGCGGCTGGGACCTCATCCAGCGCTGCGCGGGCGTCGCCGGGATCGACCCCGCCACCCTGACGCTGCGCGAGCTGGTCGCGATGGCCGAGGCGCGCGAACGGAGCGAGTGGGGGCGCATGAGCGCGCTGCTGGCGCTGATCGCCAATGCCCACCGCGACCCCAAGAAGACCCGCGCCTTCAAGCCGGGCGACTTCGACCCCTTCGCGCGGCGCGGCGAGGAAAAGACCAACGACATGCCCGCGTTGCGGGCGCTGTTCCGGGGCAAGGACACAAAGGACGCACGGCACACGGAGGTGAACGATGGAGACTGAAGGAATCGGCAAAACGCTTCTGGCGCTCGGCGCCGCGGCGTCGATCGCGCTCTTCGCCCTGGCGGGCTGCCAAGTGGGCGACGTGGTGCAGGCCAGCGTGCCGCAGGCGGTGCGGAAGGTCGTGCCCAGCGAGCCGCGCGTCTCGTTCAACGAGGCGAAGGTGGTCTACGCGGACTGGCGCGCCAGCGTCGAGCGCACGGCCGAGCAGTTCCAGCTGGAGCTCGACCGCAAGGCCGAGCTGGTCAGCCTGCTGAGCTCGCTGACCAACGACGCGCTGCTCGTCGGCGTGCCCGTGCTCGAGACGCTGCCCGGCGGCGGACTGCTGACGACCGGGCTCGTCGGCCTCGGGGCGTGGTTCCTGCGCTCGCCGGGGACGGACAAGCGGCTGGCGCGCGAGAAGGAGGCCTCGTTCAACAAGGGGCTCGAAGAGGGACGGACGCTGGCGAACGCCGTTCCTCCGATCGCGCCTCGGGAGATCGCTGCCTGATGGCGACGCCGCTGGTGGACATGAAGATCAAGGACCTCTTCTTCGACCGCCCCAAGGTGCGCCGCGCCGTCGACCGCGCCAAGCGCCGGGCGCTCTCGAAGGCGGGCGCCTTCATCCGCCAGCGGGCGAAGACGAGCATGCGGCGGCGCAGAGGCTCGGCCCCGCCGGGCCAGCCCCCGCACGCGCACGAGGGATCGCTGCGGCGTCTGATCCTCTTCGGCTACGACCGCGCCAGCGACTCGGTGGTGGTCGGTCCGCTTCGCCTGAACAAGCCCGGCGAGGCCCCCAGCGTGCTCGAGTTCGGCGGTCGTGCGACCGTCGAGCGGAGGCGCGCTCGGAAGGACGGGCGGCGCGTCGTCGAACGTCGGCGTGTCCGCATCGAGGCCCGACCCTACATGGGGCCGGCGCTGCGGAAGGAGCTTCCCAACATCCCGAGGTCCTGGGCCAACAGCGTGCGGGGAGGGTGAGGCATGGCAGACACTCGCGGCATCCGGGCCGGGCGCGCCTTCGTCGAACTCGGCGTGAGCGACCGTCTCAGCGCCGGGCTGCGGCGCGCCCAGCGCCGTCTCCGCGCATTCGGCGCGGGCGTGCGCCAGGTCGGCCTGCGCCTCGTGGCGGCGGGCGCGGCGGCGCTGGGGCCGCTCGCCGCCACGGTGCGCGTCTTCACCAAGGCGGGCGATGAGCTGGAGAAGATGTCGCGCCGCACGGGGCTCTCTGTCGAGGCGCTCTCCGAGCTCGGCTTCGCCGCCGAGCAGTCCGGCGCCGACATGGAGACGCTCGAGAAAGGTGTGCGCACGATGCAGCGCGCCGTCAACGACCTCGGCCGCGGCCTCTCCACCCAGACCGATGCGTTCGGGGACCTCGGCCTGACGATGGCCGATCTCGAAGGCCTCTCGCCCGAGGAGCAGTTCAAGCTCATCGCCGAGCGGCTCAGCCAGGTGGAGGACGCGTCCAAGCGGGCGGCGATCGCCCAGCAGATCTTCGGGCGCGCGGGCACGCGCCTGCTGCCGCTGATGGAGGCCGGCGCCCGCGGCATCGAGGCGCTCCAGGCCGAGGCGCGCCGCCTGGGGCTGACGATCTCGACCGAGACCGCCAAGGACGCCGCCCGCCTCACCGACGCCTTCAACATCGTGCGGCGCGTCCTGCGCATCACCGCGATCACGGTCGGCAGCGCGCTGGCGCCGGCACTCGAGGCGCTGGCAGGTCGCGTGACGCGCATCGGCATCGTCACCAACGCATGGATCAAGCGCAACCGGCAGTTGGTCGTGACCGCTGCAAAGATCGCCATCGGAGTCGTCGCGGTCGGCACGGCGCTGATCGCGCTGGGCCTGCTGCTGGCGCTTATCGGCGCGGCCTTCGGCGGGCTGGCGACGATCGTTGCGGGTGTCGGGACGGTGCTCGGGCTCGTGATCGCAGCGGTCGGTGCCCTGCTCTCGCCGATCGGCCTGCTGGTCGCGGCGCTGGCTGGCGGGGTCGTCGCCTTCTTCCGCTTCTCCAGCGCCGGGCAGGCGGCGCTCGACTTCCTCCGCGAGCGCTTCGGCGTGCTGGCGGGGATCGTCACGCGCACGCTCGGCGGGATTCGGGATGCGCTGGCCGCGGGCGACATCGGCCTGGCGGCGCGCGTCCTCTGGGCCGGGCTCAAGCTGACCTTCCTCGAAGGGACGAAGGAGATCCGCGAGACGTTCGCCGAGGGGCTGCTGGTCATGCGGCTGGCGCTGGTGGACGTGCTCGGGACGATGTCGCGCCTGTGGACGCGCTTCGCTTCGGGCGTGCAGGGCGTCTGGGAGCGGACGCAGAACTTCCTCGCCAAGCGCTTCACCGAACTCTTCGGCCTCTTCGACGCGTCGCTCGACGTCGAGGCCGCCAAGGCGCAGCTCGACGAGCAGTCGCGCGCCAAGCTCGAATCGCTGGCCCGCGAGACCGAGGATGCGCTGAAGCGCATTAGCGATGAGCAGGACGCCCGCACCAAGGGCATCCTCGACGACGCCGCCGACAAGATGGAGGAGCGCCGCAAGGAGCTCGAGGACGCGCGGCGCAAGCTCGACGAGGCGATCGAAGAGGCGCGCCAGCGGCGGGAGGCAGCGGAAGGGGAGGATGCCGCTTCCGGGGGGCCGTCCCTGCGGGACCGGCTCGACGACTTCGAGGACCTACTCGTCGGCGCGGGCGAGACCGTTGCTCGGCGCGTCGAGGCCCGGGGCACGTTCAACGCCCTGGCGGCGCAGGGGCTGGCCAGCGGGAGCGACGCCATCGATCGAACCGCGCGGGCCTCCGAGCAGACGGCCCGCAACACCCGCCGCCTTGTCGAGTCCGCGCGCAGCGGCGGCTTGACCTTCGCGTAGGAGTCCCCCATGCCCTTCACGGTCGAAGAGCGTGACACCAGCCGCACGATCACCTCGGGCGCGAACCCGGCGGTCGAGCTGCGCTTCGTCGTGCGCGGGACGGGGGGCGACGTGCAGAATGACGAGGGGGCGCTTGCCGCTCTGGAGGACGACGCGCCGGCCGAGTTCCTGAGCCTGCCGCGCCGGGACGTGCGCATCGAGCCGTCCGGCCCCGGCCTGTGGGACGGCGAGGCGTCGTACGCGCCCGTGCAGGACGAATCCGAGCCGCCCCAGCAGGGCGAGAGTGTCTTCACCTTTGACACCGGCGGCGGCACCCAGCACATCACGCAGTCGCTGGCCACCGTGTCGACGCACGCCGCCCCCGGGCAGACCGCGCCGAACTTCCAGGGCGCGATCGGTGTGACCGCCGACAGCGTCGAGGGCGTGGACATCGTCGTACCGGTCTTCCAGTTCACCGAGACGCACGTCCTGCCCAACGCGACCGTCACCGACGCCTACAAGAACACGCTCATGATCCTGACCGGGCGCGTGAACAGCGACGCCTTCCGCGGCTTCGCGGCGGGTTCCGTGCTCTTCCTCGGCGCGGCGGGCACGAAGCGCGGATCGCCGAGCGGCGATGGCGACTGGGAGGTCACCTTCCGCTTCGCCGTCTCGGCGAACCTTTCGTCCATCACCGTCGGCCCCATCACCGGCATCAGCAAGAAGGGGTGGGAGTACCTCTGGGTGCGCTACGAGGACGCCGAGGACACTGGCGCTCAGTCCATCGTCAAACGCCCCGTCGCTGCCTATGTCGAGCGCGTCTACCTCGAACTGCCCTTCTCGGCGCTGGGGATCTGAGCATGGGCTGCCGAGCTTGCATGCGGGGAGCGATCGGAGCGGCCAAGGCCGTGGCGGGTATTGACCGCGCACCCAGCGAGGTGACCGCTCGCCGCCTGGCGATCTGCAACGGGTGCGACCGCGCCGTCCCGTGCGCACGCGACGCGTCCCGCGCGTGCCGATGCTCGGCGTGCCGGTGCGTCCTCTCGCTCAAGACCCGTCTCGCGAGCGAGCGCTGCCCCGAGGGGAGGTGGTGAGTGGCCGACGCGCTCGCCAAGGTGCGCCCGGGCCAGCCGCTGCGCATCCCCGCCGCGGCGTACAACGCCTTCGTCGACGCCGCGAAGGCGACCCGCGGCGTGAATCAGGGCACAGCGCGCGACGCGGTGCGCGAGCAGACGCGCTTCCTTACACCGATCAAGAACAACACCGGCGCGACGATCCAGCGCTTCGGCGTCCTCGGCATCGACGCCCCGCTCTTCGACCCCGTCGAGGCGCCCGAGGCGTTCCGCCGGCGGCTGGCGCTCTCTGGCGTCGCGCCATCGGAGGAAGACCACCTCGGCAAGTTCGTCATCGCCCTCGAGCCGATCCCGCCCGGCGCGATCGGCATGGCGTGCGGCGCGGGGCTCTGCGCCGCGCAGGTGGAGTTCCCCGCCGCGCCGCCGAAGGGCGAAGCCCCCGAGCCGCGCTTCGCCGACGTGGCCGACGGCTCGACGTCGAACCTCAAGGCGGGCGATCAGGGCGCTGCGACGATTGTGTGGCGCGAGCCGGGTTCCGGGGGCGAAGGCGTGCGCTGGGCCATCGTGCGCCTCGGGGGCTTCGGCGTGGAACCCACGTTGTTCCCTGTCGCGCTCACGCTCGTGGGCGGCCAGCAGGGCAGCGCGTTGATCGAAGCGTCGTGGACCTATGACGTGGCGGACGCCGTCACCGACGAGTCGCTCGCGACCGGCGTGGACCCGACCGCCTCGCCGCACCACTGGACCCGCCCCGAGACCGGCCCTGTCAGCCCCGCGACCTTCGGCCTCGCGCGCCGCAACGACGAGGACGAGATCGAGCTCACCTGGATCAACGAGACCGCCGAGCACATGTGGGTCTTCCCGATCACGTTGTCTCAGTCAGGCGGCGAGCAGGGCACGCCGTCGATGCCCGCGACGTGGCGCTACGCGGTCAACGACGCGACCAGCGGCCTGACACTCGTCACCAATGTTGACCCCACCGCCGAGCCGCACGAGTGGCGACGCCCGGCGGTCGGCAAGGTCGAGCCCGCGACGCACGGCTACGCGTCGCTGTCCAGCGTGGGGCTCCTCGTGATCGGCTGGATCAACGAGGTCCCCGAGATCCACCCGATGCCGGCGTTCCCGGTGCTCCTCGTGCTCGCCGAGCTCGCCAGCGGCGGCGCGGAAACGCCGACCAACCACATGTACCACGTCTTCGACGTCGCCTCGGGCGAGCAGCTCGGCGAGTTCGTGAACCCCGGGCAGGCGCCGCACCAGTGGAAGCGCCCCGACATCGGCCGCTACGCGCCGGCGACCTTCGGCCTCGCCTACCGCAACGCCGATGGCGACGCGATCATCACCTGGACGAACGAGGTCCCCGAGCTCGAGGCGTGCGCCGCCACGTCAGGGGGCGAGTGACGATGGCCGATCCCGGCGAGGGCGTCGTGCTCGAGGAGGGCAGGCTCGGCCTGCTGGAGAGCGGCAAGCTCTCGGTGTTCAACGCGGACGGCCAGTGCCCCTCGTGCTGCATCGAGTTCACGCAGGCGTGGTCCTTCACGGATGTCGGCTTCATCGCCGGCGGGCAGGACGGCGCGGCGCGCGCCTACGACGACCCCGCCGACGTCCCCGCCAGCCCATGGACGATCCTGAATGGCGGCCTCGGCCTTCGCCTCGACTGGGAAGACGACGGCAACTGCGCGAACTTCAACGACAACACTCAGAGCGCCACCGCAACGGCGATCATCACCGTCCCCGTGGACACGATCATGACCGTCGACTGGTCCGGCGTCGGCGAGACCGAGGCGCCCAACTTCGAGCTGATGAGCCTCTCGGTGGACGGCATGCTTGTCGGCTCGGCCCACGCCCCCGGCGGCAACCAGGGCTGCGGACCGATGGGCCCGGTCATCTCCGACCCGCCCCCGCCCCAACAGGTGCTCCTGACCGCCGGCGAGCACACACTCTTCATCGACGCCACGACCAACGATTCGCTCTACCACTTCGGGGCGTTCTACCAGTTCGACCTGTCGTTCGAGGCGGTGTGA